TGATGCTTCTTTTAATTCATCCACAAAATGGAATATCTTTACTGATTGATTTGATCCTGCCATTTGCAATAAAGAATTTGCTAAAGTGTCTTTTCCAGATTTCTTTTTTCCGCAAATGCAAACAATTTGGTTAATCATTTTAGCAACTCCCTAAGCTCATCAATCGAAAAATCTGCCGGATCTTTTCCCATATGTGGGTTGTTTACTTTAGATACATTGAAAGATCTTTTCAATGCTTCTTTGATAGAATTATATCCATTTTCTCCTGCTTTATCCATATCAAAGAATATTCTCACATTCATTATTCCAGACTTTTCTAGTAAAATTTGTTGACCATCTGTCAAATTAACTCCAAATACCGCTACGGTATTAGGATATCCAGCCTCATGCATTCTCCAAACATCTTTTGGTCCTTCTACAATAAAAATTGTATTTGTTTTTTTACCAGCTATAAAAGCATGAAATTGATTATAAAGACATCTACTTTTTGGAAAACCTTTAGTATTTTTCCATTTAATAGAATTTGGACCTAAAGCTCTTCCTGTAAATCCAATTACATTTTTATTATTTTCATCAAATATTGGGGCTGCTGCTCTGTCTTGCATATCACCATAAAAGCAATCCCCAATATCAAAAAACTTTAAAGTTGATTCTTGAAAACCTTGCTCTAAAAAATAATTTGATGGTATATCAAGCATTTTTTGAGCTTGACTTCTAGTTATTGTTCCAGTTACTTTTTCTGGCTCTTGAAAAAAATTTGCCGATTTTACAAAAGCACGATTTTCTTCTTGGACTTTTTTTCTATTTTCGTCAATACTTATATTAAACTGCTTTTTCAAAAAATTAATAGCATCCCACATTCCAACTTCTTGATCACCTTTTTTGTTCCAGCCATATTTTCTATGACTTAAAACTCCCCTAATAAATCCTAATGAGCTTTTAAAGAAAGTATCTTCACACTTTCTTGTACAGCATATCCACATTGGCCTTTTATCTGAATTAGTATTTGGATAAAAATTAAATGCAGTTATTGTATCTCCACCATGAATTGGGCACGATGAAGAATAATTACCATAAACTTGTTTAACATCAATTTGAAAAAATTCAAAAATTTCTTCTATTCTTTCGCTGATTTGATTACATAAATCATTAATCTGCTCCGAACTCAATCTGTTCTGGCTTATCTCCTGATTTTTTCTTGGCTGCTTTGGGTTTTGCTGTGCCAGTCGATTTAAGTAACTCACTTCTTAATGGTCCTTCCGTAATTTTCCCATATTTATATTGAGCGTGAATATTGATATAATCGCCACTCTCCAATCCGCCACCATGCCTACTAATGATTGGAACTAATTTTAGATTATAATTAACACCATCATCAGATGATTCAGCTGCTTTTTCATCGTCTGATTTAAATTTGTAAATAGAAAAGTTGGAACATAGCCAGATAATTCTGTCAGACCCAGCTGCAACATCCGTATCTTCTTTGTTTATACCGTCCCTATTGATTTGGGCAAATGCCAAAATTGGAATATCATACTTAACGGCAAAATTATGCAGGCCTGTCATCAAAAAACCAAGAGCCTGAAATTCAGAAATATTTTTTGACAGTCCACTATTATCCATTAGTTTGATATAGTCAAAAATAACTAAACACGGCTTTGCTTGCTTTCCATCATCTTCAAATCCAACATGTTTATGAATCCATCTCCTCATTATACTTAATGTTTCTTCAAATGGCTGACCAGCAATGCTTGCATAATGATATGGTATTTCTTTTAACACTTTTGATGCGTCAAGTATTTTTTGCCTATCCACAACATTAGAAGCAAAACTTCCATTTTTAATTTTATTGCTTTCAACATTAGCTAAGTTAGCTAACATTCTGTGCCAATGTTCTTTTGGCGACATTTCAGTATCTAAATTCAAAACTGGTATGCCTAAATTCATAGCTACATGCAATGCCACATTATCAGCCAGCATTGTTTTACCAGTCTTAGGCCTTGCTCCAATCACATTGATTGAGCTTCGCTGTAATCCACCACCAATAGCCTCATCAAATTTTGGCATCCCAGAAGAAATGCCAATTGCCATATTTGGATTACTAATCAAATATTCTACATATTCATCTAAATCTTTCGATATATGATTAACTGTTTCTGATTGTTCACCCAATGTTGACGAAAATTCCAATACGGCCTCTTCGCCAACAGACAATATTTGACCTATGCTTTCGTCTCCAGAAAATTTAGATAACTTATCTGAAGCGTCTGATAAAACATTACTATATTGTTCTATCTTAATTAGTTTCAATAACTTTGCCGCCAATTTTCTTACGTTATTCTGCTCTACAGAAGTAATTGTAAGAGCACGTAAAAATTTTTGTTCTTCTTGATCTTCAAATATGTGATATAAATTAAGACTTTTAGCAACAGAATAGAAAGTTGGAACATCCGCTTTTGAATTCGGTTCTGCCAACATCTTTGACAATACTTTATAATATGAACTATTTTTGCCTTGTTGAAAGCATTCTGGCGTTAACAGATCTGCAACATCAACAAGAGCATCATGTCCACCACTAAAAAGTCCAGCTAAAACAGCTCTTTCTGCTGCTGCGTCAATCATTATCGCATACCTCTTAAATTCTTTAAGCATGAACCACAAGTAAAACTTGCGTCGGCACCACTTCTAAGATTGGCCTCAAACGAAGAAATATTCATTGGCTTACTGCAATTACGACATATGACAGCAACCGATTCTGATTCATTAGCTGGAGGTCTTCTCATCTTCGGTTTAACATTAGCTGTTATTTTTTTGTCGGTTGCAATTTCTGATGTTTCTATAGTTAAATCATCTACAAAATTATTAACAAACTGATTTGTGTTTTGCTTTTTAAATTCAAATTGTTGTGTTCTATTTTTTATTTCAAAAGATTGAATATTTTTTAATACTGGTTTTTCTATCTGCTGTTCAATTTTAATATTATTATTTGCTACTTCTAAGCCTTCGGCTTTTAAAATAGACTCAATTCTATCCCATCTTTTTTCTTGATGGGCCAATACCAAGCTCATTAAAATCTCTTGCTTTTTCATGACATCTTCCTCTTTGTTAATTGTAACGCCTTAAATGCTTCGGCAGAATTATCTAATTTTATTGAAATATATTCCATCCTGTCAATCTTGGCTTGACAAATTACTAAAGCTTTTTGCAATTTGACTGCAAAATCATCATCAGCAATTGCCAAAGCCATTTTTTCTTCTGTTGTCTTGTATTGATTAGAATACTGCCCCATCCTTGGAGCAATATTTTTCATCAATGATTTATTTAAATATCCAGCTTTTGCCTTTTCTTTATTGACAGAACGATGCACATTATAGGAAAGGCTAGTCAGCATAATAGCAGCTTCGCCGCATTGCTCTGCGCTTAGACATCCTAATTCTGATTCATCCATTGTCAAAAATTTAAGCGCACCTTTCCCATCTTCTGGGATAATATTTTTTTCAAACTCTTGCAATATCTTTTCCAAGATATCTAGCATTGGTAAATTCTGTTCATCCATTGTTCTTCACCTTCGTTATGGGGTAATTCGGCAATCCTAATACCATTGATCCTGCACCATTCTATCTTGTTTGCATCGCGTTTTTTTGCTTTGACAAATTCCATTTTGCTACTATAGAAAAAACTATTATATTTATAATGTTGTTCTCCATGAACTTCAATAGCCATTACTCTGGTCGGAAGAAAAAAATCCAACCTTAAACCAAAAGATCCGGGCAGATGAACTTCTTCCATAATTCGATCAAGTGGAAACATTGTTTTTAATAATTTCCTTGCTCGAATATGTAAATTAGATTTATTTGACTCCTCTTCAGAAGTATTTCCAGCATAAATCCAATTGTGTACTTTTCCATCTAACCCGGTTATTTTCATTATAGGATTGCTTTAACTTCTTGAATCAAAGCTTCTAGCCAAGTTGGATTTTCATTTAACAATGAAACTATTTTATCTATTCCTTGGGCTTTGATTTGCTTTACTGCGTCATCATTCCATTCTGTTAGGCCAAGAAGCTGTGGGTATCTTTTCATGTATTCAGCAGTTATCCATGCTCCTGCTTTAGTAATCAATCCAGCATCCATTGCTAAATTGATCATTTCATATGCCCCATCAATCCCAGCACCATAACGAATATAAGAAGTTGCCTCAAGGTGAGGCCTTCCAAGAGCAGAGGATTCGATAAGCCAATGAACTTCTTGACCAACCTGCTTTTGCTTTTCTCCACTTCCAACACACCAAGCTTTATCAAACTTAATTCTCATTTGGACATCAGCTTGATATTGTGTAGTCATTGCCCCCTTTTCATTCCAGCTTGTGCCGAACTGAGATTGTGATTGAGTAAGATGTCGTATGCACCAAACAATACTGTTTTGTACTGGAACAACATTAGCAATTTGCCTAACAAATCCAGCAAATACTTTATTGACTCCACCACGATTTTGATAGTCAATTCCTGTATCTAATTCTTTTTCATCGCAAAGTGCTGACTCTGAATCAATAATCAACAGGCATTTTGGATATGTCTTAACAATGTGAACGGCAATTTTCAAAAAGTCTTGCGCGCTTAATATTTTATCCGGAGTAGATTGAATAATAGTAAATTTATCTAAATTTAATCCTTTAGTTCCTTTTAAGTTCATAGCCTTAAGACGGCCTTCAACATTTAAAAAGAAAACATGACGACCGCCATATTCTGGCTTTTGACAATTGGCTGCAAAACATAGGGTTGTAACTGTTTTACCTGTCTTTGGTTTACCAGAACATGTAACAACACTTCCTTCTGGAATACCACCGCTTAAAGCAATATCTAAAGCCGGACTAACTGAAATAATTTGTTTTTTCTGATCTGCAACTGAATTTGCGTCAATTACAATATCGTCTCCAAACATCTTCTTAAATTCTTTTTTGAATGCGTCAACATCAAAATGATTACTCATTATCAATACCTTTCAGTTTAGAAAGCTTGGACTTGTTAGTCACAAAACTAGGCTTTACAATTGCATTGCTTTGCAGCTCTACTTTTTCTTCAGTAGGCAAATTAGAAATTCTTTTTATTTCTTCGTCATACTTTTTTTGTTCTTTCTTAAGTAAAGGCCTTAAACCCTTACCAGTCAGAGAAAGGAATTTGCTTCCTTCTTTAGACCTAAGAACTCTAGATATTACTGTTTCGTGAAATTCTTTTAGTAATTTATTTGCTTGCGTCAGTTGCCAAATAAATGTCTTTGCCCATTCTTCAGAAACTGACCAAAATTTTGCGGGAAGACTTTGGCCTTTACTTCTAGCCATTCTTTCACACATAACTTCAGACAAAATCTGAGCTGGGGTTACAAACCCACCGCCGTAAAGACTTTGATAGCGACTGCTTTCTGTTCGTTCTGTTGCCATAGTCTTATCTTCGCTAATGAAGCGGATTACGACAAGGCCAGTTCACGACATTTTTTTTCGTAATCGTAAGACCATTTTGGCGTTAACTCATAGTCGCCCTGAGGTATTAAACCTAATGTTTTTTGATGATCTATTATATCTTTTGCATTTTTTAAAACATTTAATGTTTCGCTACAAGCCCATCCACTAGCGTGATAACTATTTGTTTGCGACCATCTATAAACATAGAATATATCTTTATCTTCAATTGGTTTTTCAACAAAATTAGAAGCTTTTTTCATTTTATTTAAAAATATTTGATCTAAATTTGGCTGATTTGTTCTTTCATATCCTCCTTCTTTTTTATACAAATCTCTAGAAAAAGCACAATTGCAATGAAAATAATTTCCAGTTTTAACTAATTTTTCTTTATCTTGTTCAAAATAACCCATGCTAGTATGAAAATATCCATTTTGCATATTTTGTTGTGTATATGTCATTCTATTTGAAAGATAAACATCGTCATCTTCCCAAGGAAGAATAATATCTCCAGTAGTTAAATTAACACAAGCATTAAATTTTTTACCCAAATTATCAAATCTTCCTATCGTGTTATATATTTTAACTTCAGGATGATTAAAAATTAATTTTTGGTCATCATAATCATTTAATATAACTAACTCTTTTGATCCTTTATAGTCTTGATTTAAAAAGCTATATAAAGCTTCTTCTAATGGTTTTACTCTTGCGTATGTACAACAATAAGCACTTATTTTTGGCAACATCACTTGTTCCTTTGCGGTTATTTTATTATGATAACTAAATAGGAGACCTTCATGATTGAAATTTCCATAAGTCCAGAAATGATTATCTTAGCTAAAAAACGCCGTGCTGCAATGCCGGATTGCATAAAAAAT